AGACCGGTCTAGTGCAACCTACAAAAGTATATTCCTGTGAGGTCTTTATCTGCCTCTTTTTTTATGCCCCCCCATATATAATTTGTAAATAGAAACCACTTTATGAAAAAAATTTCTGGTGAAAATTTTTACCACATATACTTGAAAGGAAAATGTGTTTATAATTGTTTAAATGAAAAGAAGTTTACTGATATCTACAATACTATGCGTGAGATGGTGGAACTATTAGATACACAGTATGATGTAGAAGACATCACCTTTGAGGTAGTGGAAACCATAAAAACAATTGAAGAGCATAGTTATTGACAGGTACTATATAAACTGCTAAACTGAAGTGTAGTGAATTATCAATCATGGCAAAAGGATTTACTGTGAAAGCATCAGCACCCCCATCAAAGAATAAAGGACCTGAGTGGGACTATGATGCTATTAAGGAGAGAATGAAAGGCAAGACTATTGTATTTTGCCTACCAGGACGTGGAGTATCATATACATTTCTAAAGAACTTTGTACAACTGTGCTTTGATATGGTGCAGAATGGGATGAGTATCCAGATCAGTCAGGATTACTCTTCTATGGTAAACTTTGCACGTTGTAAGTGTTTAGGTGCTAATGTATTGCGTGGACCTAATCAGATTCCATGGGATGGCAAACTTCACTATGACTATCAGTTATGGATTGATAGTGATATTGTGTTTAGTACTGAGAAGTTCTGGCAACTATGTGATCTATCATTAAATGCAGAAGGTGAGGAGAAAGAAATCACTGCTGGATGGTATAGTACAGAAGATGGAAAGACTACCTCAGTAGCACACTGGTTGGATGAGAATGACTTCAGAAACAATGGTGGTGTAATGAACCATGAGATGGTTGATAGCATTCAAAATCGTAAGAAACCATTTACTGTAGATTACACTGGATTTGGATGGGTAATGATTCAGAAGGGTGTCTTTGAAGATTTCAATGAGGATGGTACTAAGAAGTTACCTTATCCATGGTTTGCACCTAAGATGCAAGTATTTGAATCTGGTGCAGTACAAGATATGTGTGGTGAGGATGTCTCATTCTGTTTAGATGCTATTGAAGCAGGATATGATATCTGGTGTGATCCAAGGATCAGAGTGGGTCATGAGAAGATGCGTGTTATTTGATGGGGTCACTCCTCTTTGTAATACTCTTCACACTCTTACTCATTACTGGTATGATGAGTGTGGGCAATAAAATGAACATTAAGTAAAAGGTTATTATGGCAAAAGTTAGGAAGTCACTGCTGGGAACAGTATTCATTGAATCCCAACCCAAGAAAACACGACAGGGTTCAGGGCAACATACAAAGTATGCTGCAACCAGCAGTAACAACAAAAAGAAGCGTTACAAAGGTCAAGGAAGAGGTTGATATACATGGGGGCAGCAATGCCCTCTTTTTTATGTTATAATTAAATCAGCGAAAAATCTCTAGTCTCTCTATGTCTTGTCTAATTACAAACCTTCCCTCTGTAGAAGTGTGGGTGCGAAAAGAATACCTTACAGATCATCAATCTGGTTGGGGTGAATTTGAAAAAGGTGTATGGGTAAGTGCTAAGTCTATTCCAGGACGTGCATTTTATTTTGAAACATATCTACCAGAATATGGGGCAATGTATGATAAACTACCTATTAGTGCATTCTTATCAGAACCAAAGACACCTGATCCTGATATGAACTTACAGAATCTACAGTTCTGGAATTGTATGGATTATGGTGTGGTTGCTGTGACTAAACAGTTTATTGGGTCCATGAGTTATGAGGTCTACACACGAGATCATGGTACTATGGAAGGTACATATGTGTGTACATTAGATAACTATCATCAGGATCCTGACACAGTTGATTATGCTACTTCTGAGAATCCTGCAGAACATAAGTCTCATAACCTTATTGAATTGGTGAATGGACAGTATGCACTGTATCCTAATAATAGAACACGTATCTATGATAACAGTTTGACACCAGAAAAACCCAAAACCCCTGACTTCAAGGTATCTACTGAATATTATCAAGTAGAGAATGGATATGATAGGGATGGATTAGGTGATCAGGAAGCATATTTCTGGAAGACATCAAAGGAAAGATTGAATGAAATTAATGATCTTTTGGATCCTCTTTAAAAATATACATAACCCCTATAAATAAAGACATATCCTAGTGTCTAGATTATGCCTGTTCAAAGGGTAAGTAAACCATTTAAAGATATAAGTGCAACGTTTCAATCAAATCCTTTGAACAGTGATATAATTGCATTAAAAAATGAAAATGCAATTTCCAGATCAATTCGTAATTTAATACTGACTAAATTAGGTGACAAACCATTTCAACCTGATTTGGGATCTGAAGTATATGAATCATTATTTGAAACATTAGATCAGATCACTGCATCATCAATACAACAACAAATTGAAAATACTATTATTAAGTATGAACCTAGGATAGATTTAAAGGATGTTCTTGTTAAAGCAAACATTCCTAATAATGCATTTGACGTTTTAATTAACTATGAAATTATTGGTATTGAAGCATCCAGACAACAAATAACATTCGCATTAGAGCTCACTAGGTAAATGCCTTTAGTAAATTTCAGTAATCTAGATTTTAATCAGATCAAAACATCCTTAAAGGATTACCTTCGTGCGAATTCAAACTTCACTGATTATGATTTTGAAGGTTCTAACTTATCCTCAATTATTGATCTGTTAGCATATAACACATATATTAATTCATATAATGCCAATATGGTGACCAATGAGGTCTTCATTGATAGTGCAACATTAAGAGAAAATGTTATATCACTAGCAAAAAATATTGGTTATACACCAAGACCAAGAAGATCAGCAAAGGCACTTGTCTCATTTGCTATTGATGTCAGTGACACAACAACTGTTGCTGTTACCTTGAAAAAAGGTATTGTTGCTACAACATCTTCAACCTTTGGTGGTTCTAACTATACTTTCTCAATACCTGAAGACATTACTGTTGGTGTTGATGAAAATGGATTAGCAGTCTTTGATTCAATCACAATATATGAAGGTGTTTATATCCAACAAGAGTTTTCTGTAAACTCCAGAACACCTAATCAAAAGTATATACTTACAAATAGTGGTATTGATACTAATTTAATTAGAGTAAATGTCAAGGACTCAGATAATTCCACTATTATTAGAAAGTATTCACAATCTAAAGGGTTGTTTGATGTAAAAGGTGATTCACCTGTATATTACTTACAGGAAGTGGAGAATGAAAGATATGAAATCTTATTTGGTGATGGTATCTTTGGATTACCAGTACAAGAACCAAATGTAGTACAGGTTGGATATATTGTATCAAATGGAGAGAATGGTAATAATCTATCAAGACTATCCTATGCTGGTCAGTTAGTTAATAATAATGGTGCATCATTGACAACCAATATTACATCAATGGTTGTTGATCAACAAAGTTATGGTGGCGCACAGATTGAAAGTGTAGATTCTATTAAAAAGTATGCACCACAAATTTATGCTTCTCAGAATCGTGCTGTTACAACAGTAGATTATGAAGCAATGATTCCAAAGATCTATCCTGAAGCAGAATCAGTTTCTGCCTTTGGTGGTGAAGATCTAACACCACCTAAGTATGGAAGAGTATTGGTTGCTGTTAAACCTATCAATGGTGTATATCTTTCAAGCACTGTAAAAACAGACATTCAAAGACAACTTAAAAAGTATTCAGTTGCTGGTATTGTGCCAGAGATTGTTGACTTGAAGTATCTTTATGTTGAGACTAATTCTTATGTTTATTATAATGAGAATAAAGCACCAAGTTCAACAACTGTTATTGGTGTTTGTAGAAATAATATCAATGCATATGCAGAATCATCAGAATTGAATCAGTTTGGTGCAAGATTTAAGTATAGTAAATATCAAAATGTTTTAGATAATAGTCATACATCTGTTACTTCTAATATTACAACAGTTAATATGCGCAGAGATCTGCAAGTTGTATTAAATGCATTTGCAGAATATGAAATTTGTTTTGGTAACAGATTCTATATTAAAAACCATGGTCATGGAACACATGGTGGTGAAATTGGTTTTAATATCAAATCTTCTGGTTTTAAAGTATCTGGTATTTCTGATACATTATATCTTGGTGATAGTCCAAATCAAGATTTGAAGACTGGTACTGTGTTTATGTTTAAACTGAACTCTGATACAGAGTATGTGATTGTAAAACAAAATGTTGGCACAGTTGATTATGTTAAGGGTGAAATTATCTTGTCACCAATTAATATCATTTCTACCGTAGTAAATAGAGGTGAGTCACTCATTGAAATCTCTGCTACTCCTTACTCAAATGATGTAATTGGTAAGCAAGATCTTTATCTTCAACTTGATATTTCTAATGTGTTTATTAATGCTGTAACAGATGAAATTGCATCTGGTGATGATGTTTCTGGAAGTAATTACATTGTATCTTCTTCTTACTCAAATGGAAAACTAGTAAGAGGAAAGGAGATTCTAGCAACTTCTCCTACAGTCAGAACAACAACAGCAGAACTTTTAACACAGCAACAGACAGTTACACAGTCAATCCAATCAGTTACTGTGACAACTGGAATGGATGGTTCAACAACATCAACAACAAATACATATTCTTACTAAGAAATGGCGGTAGATAGAGTACAAATTCAGGATGTATTATCATCCCAGATCCCTTCCTACATACAGGATGATTTTCCTTTACTTGTAAATTTCTTAGAAGAATATTATGTTTCTCAAGAAACACAAGGTGGTGTTCTTGACTTGATTGAAAATCTTGATAAGTATGTCAAAGTTGATGAACTTACCAACTTAAGTACAGAAGCATTATTGTTGAGTGATATCAATGTCAATGCAACATCAATTCCTCTGTCTGCAGATTCTAATTTTACATATGGATTTCCTGAAAATAATGGTCTGATCCAAATTGATGATGAAATAATTAAATACAGTACTAAGACTGCAACCACCTTAGAGGGGTGTGTAAGGGGTTTCAGTGGGGTTACACAGTATGTTGATAGTACTACATTAGATAAGCAGACATTTGCAACATCTGTAGCAGCATCACATGAAGCAAATTCTACAGTTAAGAATTTAAGCATTCTTTTCTTGCAAGAATTTTTTACAAAATTAAAGACTCAGGTTACTCCTGGATTTGAAAATAGAAGTCTTGCAGATAATTTAAATCAAAAAACTTTCTTAGTTGGTGCTGATAGTTTCTACAAATCAAAAGGAACTGATGAATCATTTAAGATTCTTTTTAAAGCAGTCTTTGGTGTTGATGTAGATATTGTCAAACCAAATGATCAGTTAATCAGACCATCTGATGCAAACTATGTTATAAGTCAAGATTATGTTGTTGAAAAGTATATGGGTGATCCCCTTGATCTTAAGAACAGAACAATATATCAAAAATCTACAAATGCAAGAGGGACTGTAACAAAAGTTGAAAAACTTAATGTAGATGGTGATTTTTATCAAATATCAATTGATACTGGATATCAACGTGATATTGATGTTAATGGAACAATTTATGGTAAATTTGTACCTAATTCAAAAACAAGACTTCTTAATGATGTAAGCATTGGTGCAACAATAATTGATGTTGATTCAACTGTAGATTTTCCAAAGTCAGGTTCTCTTGCTTTTAATAACTCTAATGGTGATTTAAATTTAATTAACTACACAGATAAAAATCTTACACAGTTTGTTGGTCTAACAACTACAACTAGTGCTTTTGCAAAAGGTATTGATGTAAGAGAGAATGATTATTCATATTCAACTATTAGTACAGGAAGTCAAATTAGAGTAAGAATTCTTTCTACTCTAAAAAACATTGAATATAATGAACAAAACTTTGGATTCAGTGTTGGTGATAGAATTAGTCTTAAGACAATTGGTGTTGAAGATAATACATTTAGATCAGATTGGTTTTATAATGTAAAATCAAGACTGGATATAAAGTCATTAACAATTATAAATCCAAGCAGTAACATCTATCAAATTGAATTTTTTGAAGATCATGATTTAAATATTGGTTACAATATTGAAATTACTGATAAAACTCTTAATTCTACAAAGTTTGGAGAAATTACATCTGTAGACTCTAAGAGAATTTTGTTTGCTAAGTTGTCATCATTTATTCCAACAAATACATTATCAAATACATTTACATTAGAAAATCAATTATTAAAAGGTGATTCATCTGAACTGCCAATTACTGATTTTAATTCAAATATTCTTAATGTTTACTATAAAAATGGTCAAAAATATTTAATAGCATCAAATAGTATTCCAAACTATCAAGATGAGATTAGATGTGATGATAAAATTTTCACATTCACTGGTAGTGCAAATTTTGATATTCTGACTATATCAAAAAGTTTAGACCATGGTCTTTACAGTGGAGATTCTGTTTATTATAGTGCAAATACAACTACTACAACCACAGTCATTGATGGTATTGACTTTACTGATACAACTATCAGTAAATTTTCAAATGTTGATGAGGGTGTTTATTTTATTAAGAGAGAGGATGCATTCAGTATCAAGTTAGCAAAAAGTAAATCTGACTTGGAAAATAATAAATTTGTTGTCCCTTTTGGATCTGTAACAGATAACAAATTTACATATTATCCTTTTTATGAAAAAACACTTTCTCCTCAAAAAATTTACAGAGAAATTGATAAACCTATTCAAGAAGCAGGAGTATTTGCAACAAAACCTGGCAAAACAGGAGTATTGATTAATGGTGTAGAGATTGAAAACTATAAATCATCTGATGTTATTTTTTATGGACCAATTAAATCATTTGAAGTAACTAGTAATGGTAAAAACTATGATATAATTAATCCTCCAGTTTTAAGTGTTGTAGATGGATCAGGGACTGGTGCTACAGGCACAATTTCAGTATCTGGTTCTTTAACAGAACTAAGAATTATTAATAAAGGATTTGATTACCTTGAGACACCAGTTGTTAATTTTGATGGAGGAAGTCCTTCAGTTTCTGCAAAGGCAAAAGTAAATCTTATTGAGATTGATCATAGCATTCCTTTCCAAGCAGGAATTAATTTTAATAGTCTGGATGGTGGTGTTGATTTAACAAATGACATTATTGGTTTTACAACATTCCACAACTTAAGAGATAATGAGCAGATTGCATATGATGTTACAAAAAACATTGTTGTTGGTCTAGCAACTAATCAAACTTATTTTGCAAAGGTTGTTGATGCAACAAGAATTAAATTATTCTCATCTTTTGATGAAGCAAATACAGGAATCAATACTGTTAGTTTGACAAGTTTAGGAAATGGTTTGCAAACATTTTCTACGGTAGAAAAAAAGAAAGTTGTAAGTAACATCATAATCTCAAATCCTGGTTCTGGGTATAAGAATCAACAGAGAGAAATATCAGTTACAGGTATTAATACATCATTAAATAATTTAACCATTAAAGATCATGGATATAGCACTGATGAAATTATTAGATATACACCTAATTCATCTTCAATAACTGGAATCTCATCTGAAACTGACTATTTTGTAAGAAAGATTGATGATGATAATTTCTATCTTTATGATTTAGGTACTGGATCTTTAGATAGAAGACATTACATTGACAATAATATTCCTGTTAATATCACATCAACAGGAACAGGGCATTTTAACTATAAACCAATCACTGTTACAGTTACTGGTTTAGTGGGAGTTAATACTTCTTTTGATCAGGAAATTGATTGTACAGTTCAACCAATTTTCAGAGGAAGCATTACAAATGCAAATGTATCAAGTGAAGGTGTTGGTTATGGATCATCTGAAATCCTAAACTTTGATAGGAAACCAAATATAACTCTTAATAGTGGCGCTGATGCTCAACTTACACCAGTTGTTGTTAATGGAACCATTTCTGAAGTAATTGTAAACAAAGGTGGATCTGCATATAATTCACCACCAAATTTAATTGTTGCAGATGGAAAGTATTGTAAATTAACACCAATCCTTGAAAATGGCGTAATTAAATCTGTTGTTGTAGTTTCTGGTGGAATTGAATACAAAAATGATTCACAGATTACAATTTTACCAGCAGGTAATGATGGTGCTATTGCTGCAAACATTAATCAATGGACAATTAATAAATTTGAACAAAAGTATAATAAACTTACTGATGATGATTGTATTATTACAGAAGGTTCAATTGATAATACAACACAGATTTCTCACTTGTACGCTCCTAGAAATATTAGATCTGTAGTATATGGAAGTAAGTCAAATAAAGAAAAGCAATATCAACATCCTGATCTTATTATTAAGAGTGGATTAGAATCCAACTCCAAGTATCACTCTCCAATTATTGGATGGGCATATGATGGCATTCCAATCTATGGACCATTTGGATACGATAAACCAAATGGTGGTGCTGTTAGAAGAATGTTATCTGGTTATGAAGCAGTTATAAAAGCAGACAGACCACCCATTAAAGATTATCCTCTTGGTTTCTTTGTAGAGGACCACAACTTTACTGGTTTAGGTGATTTAAATGAATCAAATGGCAGATTCTGTGTAACACCAGAATATCCAAATGGTGCTTTTGTTTACTTTTCAACTATTAGAGAAACACCTGAAAGTGTTGGTCCATTTAAGAACTTTAGAAAACCACAGTTCCCATATTTGATTGGTAATACATTTCAACATAAACAGAATGACTTTAACTTTAAGAAAACATCAAATCATGTTGACTATGATTTGATTTCAAATAATTGGAGAAGAATTACCACACCATATAAAATAAATTCAAAGTTTGGTGGATATGATTATATATTTAATTCTAATGATATAAAAGAACAAGTAATTGAAATTACTGGTGTATCAAAAGGTAGTGTTGACTCTGTTGGTATCTTTACTGGTGGATCAAACTATAAGATTAATGAGAAGATTATTTTTAAAGGTGATACTAATGGAAAAACTGCTAGAGGAAAGATTAGTAAGATTGGTGGAAAGACAGTAAACAATGTTGATATTGAAACTACCACTTTTGCAAATATTGAATTTTTAAATGTAGGTGCTCCCAACAAGTTTGTTGGATTTATGACAACACCTCATAATATTTCAAATAATACCAGAATGAAAATTTCTGGACTTTCAGATTATTTTGATGGTCTTGATAAGTATTATAACATTGGAATAAACACTGGTTCCTATGTTCTGCTTAATGATGTTGGAACATCAGCAGCAACTGGTATTGTAACTTATTTCAGTGTTGGTGGTGCTTTCCAGTACCCATTCATGAGACCAAATGATATTATTGATATTGAGTCTGAGAAGGTAAAAGTTCTTAACAGTGATCCACTGAATAATAGAGTAAGGGTTCTTAGAGCACAGAATGGTACAACTGGTTCTGCTCACACTGGAAATGTAAAACTCTTCCAAGATTCAAGGTCATTCTCTATTAATGTTGGGGCACTTAAAACAACTAAGGTTTTTAAAACTAATACTGAAGTTTATTTTGATCCAAATGAATCATTAGGCATTGGTAGTGAAACAACTGTTGGAGCTGGAAAGACAATTGTATTTTCAAATCCTGGTGCTGGTATAGCAAATATTTTTGTCCCTGAACAACAACTGTTTACACCAAATCATATATTTAAAGTAAATGATGTTGTTAATTATAGAACAAATACAGGTTCTTCAATTGAAGTTTGGAATGGTAAAGCAGGTGTTGCTAAAACAACACTTGATACAATTTCAACACTTTTTGTTGCACCATTCAATGATAACTTTGTTGGATTGTCATCTAATAAAGTTGGAATGACAACTTCTGGTTATCGTGGACTTGTTGATGATACTGTGGGACTTTTCTATTTTACTGGTATTGGTACCGGTGATTATCATAGTCTTAAATCTGATTTTGATAATGTTGTTACTGCAAAAGCAGAAAGAACAAAAGTTACTGTATCTACAGCAAGTTCACATGGTCTTTTTGTTAATGATCAAGTATCATTTAAGTTAAACCCTTTAAATCAACAAACAATTGTAGTTAAGTACAATAATTTTAATAGAAGAATTGTCTTTGACCCACAGACATTTACTGCATCTGATGTTGATACAACTTTTAGTACAATTGGTATCACCACTGGATCTTTTAATACTGGTGATAAAATTATTCATACCTCAGGAACACCTGCAGGTGGTTTAATAAATGAGAAGATGTATTATGTTTACATGGATACTCCAACAAAAATTAAACTTGTTGAAGAGAAATTTGAGCTTGATAAAATCTCTCCAAATTTTGTAAATATCACAAGTGTAGGGATTGGAACTATTGCAAAAATTAATCCTGCAATACAAGCATCATCAAATTTAAAATTTGATCTGTCTGATACTTCATTATCATTCACTTCAAATTCAATTAAATATTCTGCATTTGAAATGAAGATGTACTCTGATTCACTTTTTATAAATCAATATCTTACATCAAATGGAAAAAATGATTTTAATATCAATACTTCAGGTATTGTTGGAACTGATGCAGAACTTAATCTAACCATTAAAGATTCTCCCAATACTCTTTTCTATAGTTTCATCAATACTAATAACTCATTCCTTACAGATGAGAAAAAATTAGTGGTTGATGAAGATGTTATTTCAAATAATACCATATTTAAATCTATTTCAATACTTGATGGAACTCACACAGTAAATGGAATTGGAACAACAACTTATAACTTTGATATAGACAATACATCATTAATTACTTCTTTTGATAAGACATCTGCAGATGCACAGTATGAAACATCATCTGTAAATGCATTTGGTTCAATTAAATTTGTTGACTTGGTTGATAGTAATTATGGATATAAATCTATACCTGGTATTTCTTCAATCAAGAGTGGGATTGGAACTGGAGCGATTCTATTTGCTGAGTCAGAATCAATTGGTCAGATAAGAAATCAAAAGTTTCAATCAAATAATATTGGTTGGAATTACCCAACTGACCAAACTCTCAAACCAACAGCAAATCTTCCTGAAATTGTTGAAGTAAATCCACTTGCATCATTTAAAAGAATTGGTATTACAACATCTGGTACAGACTACTTGGTAGCACCTTCTCTTATTGTTAGAGATGGTGTTACAAATGAAATTGTTGATTGTGACATTAGTTATCAATTAGGTGATCCTGAAGTCAATATTGTTGTTAACTCTAGAGGTTTCTATCCTACTTCACCAAGAATTATTGCAACAAATAATTCAAATGGATATTTAATAAATGCTGTAACTTTATCTGGAACAACTGTTAGATTAGGTATTTCAAATCAATTTAATAGTAATAATGAATATCCTTTCTCTATTGGAGAAAAACTATACGTAGAAAATGTAAACATTGGAATTGGAACTACAGGAAAAGGATACAACTCAGAACAATATAAGCACAAACTCTTTGAGATTGTTGGCGTTCAGACAAATGCTGGTGGTGCTGGTGCTTATGTTGAATATACACTTAGAGATGATCTTGATGTCAATGAAGTTCCTGGAAATGTCATTTCTTTTGGTGGTGCAAGAGTAATTTCAGAAAAACACCTTCCTATATTCCAACCTGTTCTTGGAAAGAACAAATTTTCAAATGATGAAAATGTAAGTTGGGGAAATGGATTAAGTGGTGTAGTTGATGAATATAATGAGGACACTGATATTCTTAAGGTTAAAACTTCAAATGATCTTTTACTTAATCAAATTATAACTGGAGACTCATCAAAAACCAGAGGTATTGTAGTAAAGATTTGGAATTTTGATGCAGATATCAATACTGGTGCTGGTGCAACAATTAATTATGGTTGGTCAAGATCAACTGGTTTCTTGAATGATAATCTTCAAAGAATTCCAAACAATGATTACTATCAAAGATTCTCATACTCACTTAAATCAGAAATACCATTTGATAAGTGGGATAATACTGTTGGTTCACTAAACCATACTGCAGGATTTAAGAAATTCTCAGATTTGCAGATAATTAGTGAAACTGAAAATCAAAATCTTACACCAAATGTTAATGACACTGAAATGTCATTTATTGTTGATTGTATAGGTCAAGGTGATCTTAACTGCTGGCATGACTTTGATCTTGCAAGAGAAAATCTGTTTGATGTCAATGGCAAAACTGTTTCAGATACTGTTTTCTTTGAGAATGTTATTCTTTCTGATTACTTTGAATCAAAAGGAAACAGAGTTCTTAGTGTTGATGATGTAAGTAATGAATTTAATAGTAATGAGAGAGCAGAGGCATTTTCTAATATATCTGAATTTGATCCTGGAGTTAAATTTGTAAAATCACTTTTCCTTGTTCAAGACACAACATTTACAGATGAAAGACAATTCCAAGTATCAACAGCAATAGTTGATGATGAATTTGCATATATGACCAGTTATGCAAAAATTTATACATTCCCAGAACTTGGTCATTTTGATGTTGCAGTGACAGAAAATGATTGGAATTTTCAGTTCCATCCAATTAAGTCCTCATTAAACAACTATTTTGTATCATCATTCTCATTTGCGTTTGAACCAACAATAACTGGATCTGCAACAACTTCATTTGGTGACATAGTTCATTATATGAGTCAGGAGGTCAATGTTTCCACTGGTGCTACAACAAATGTTGTTTCTGTTGGTACAAGTTTTAGATCACTGAAGGTTCTGAACCTCTTGGTATCAGGAGATGATCATCACTTTGCTGAATTAAACATCATCCATAATGGTTCAGATGTAAGTTTTGTTGAATATAACAATATTGATGAAAATTCAAATGCTTTGTATGGTGGTGGTATTGGAACATATAGTGCTGCCATAAGTGGTTCTGATCTTCTTCTTAAGTTCCATCCAAATATAGGTATAGCAGCAACATCATACAGTCAAATTGTAACTACAACAGCAGGTTCTGCCAGTTTCCCAGGTATTACAACCATGAATACTGCCAGAATTGGTAGTGCATATACATCTATTTCTTCCTCTGGATCTCCTACTGCACATGTTGTATCTCAATATGATACAGCAACTGTGTCTGAGAAATATAGTGCATCTTATCAAGTAATCACAGTTGAAGATACTGCAAATGGTGATTATGAGATGTTTGAAATTGGTGTTATTAACTCTCTGACAATCCCAACACAAGGAATAACTCCTTATGGTGTTGTTGAGACTGATTCATCACTTGGAACCATTGGAATTTCAACATCTGGTAATTTTGTTAGGGTTACATATACTGCAAATCCTGGCATTGCTGTAAAGGTAAAATCATTCTTTATTGATTTAAGAGAACTTTCTCCAACTGAAACATTCAATAAGATTGATCTAAATGATGGATATCTTAAAGCACAAACTGGAAATTACTTTGGTACAAGGTCAAGTGTCAGAACATCATTTGAACTTAATCATAAGGGTGATCCAATTTTTGTAAGACAGTTTGATGGAGCATCAACAACTGGAGTTAATACAACAACAAATCAGATCTCACTTCCAAATCATTTCTATCAAAGTGGTGAGGCAGTCAAATATACAATCACTGGTGTTGATCAAAGAGTTGGAATTGTAACAACTAATTTTGGTGGAAGTGTTGGATCAACAACTCTTCTCCCAACAGATTTGTTTGTTGTTAAAATTAATGATGCTCAGATTGGATTTGCAACAAATGCAGCTGATGCTCAAGCAATTAATCCAAATTTAATTGAATTCACAAATGTTGGTGTTGGTAATTCGCACTTTATCACTGCTACAAAACAAAATACTAAGGCATTAGTGTCAATTGATAATATGATACAAGCACCAATTTCTAAAACAGATATTGCTGCAACACTATCAAATAATATTGTCTTTGATACCAACTTTGCAACAAGTGGAATTGTAACTATCTCATCAAATGATATTGTTAAGATTGATGATGAATTTATGAGAGTTACATCTGTGACTGGAACAGGAACAACAATATTTGTTCAAAGACCTATTCTTGGATCACAAATTGGACTACACACTAGTGGTTCATTAATTGAAAAGTTTGTTGGTAATTACACAATTACTGGAAATACAATTAATTTTGTTAATGCTCCTTATGGAAACATTCCTCTGAGCACATCAACAAATCCACCAGATGAAAGAGATTTTACTGGTATTTCTACAAGATCTTCCTTCCATGCAAGAGTCTTTACTAAGAGAGGTCAAGAAGAATCTACAACTGAAACTTACAGCACTAATTTTGTATTTGATGATATATCAAATGGATTTACTGGTGTTACAAGTAACTTCACCCTTAAGTCAGATGGTCTAGATGTAAGTGGAATTGCATCAAATACAATTATGCTTGTCAATAATATTTTCCAATCACCACAAGGTGTTCAAGGAGATGAAATTGGAGAATATCAAAACTTTGAAAGTTCAGGTGTAAGCACTGTTAGATTTACTGCAGGACTTGGAACACCAACTGGATATGATCAGAATATTGGTGGTCTTCCAATTGGTGGAATGATCATTTCTGTTGGTTCATTTGAGGGTGCTGGATATCAACCACTAGTAGGTGCAGGTGGAACTGCTATTATATCCACTGGAGGCACTGTTCAATCAATTAGTATAGGTAATAGTGGTTCAGGGTATAGGACAGGTGTTGTAACAGCATATAATGTAGGTGTGCAGACATATAGTGGTGTTTTACCTATCCTAACTCATGTTGGCACTGCATTAATCAGTGATGGTCATGTAATTGGATTTAATATTACTAATGGTGGCGTTGGTTTTACAAGCTCTAATGCACCAATTGTTGTGATTGATGAACCATTAAATTATAATGATATTCCTCTTGTCTATTCTTCATCTTCATCTGGAGTTGGGACTGAAGCATCTATCAGTATCAAAGTTGGTCAAGGATCAAGTGTGATTGAATTTGAGGTCAATGACTTTGGATATGCATTTGAGAAAACTGAAATTCTGACAGTTCCTGTAGGAGGAGCAACTGGCATTCCTACTGATCCTTCAGTTTCATTTAGTGAGTTCCAAATTACAATTCAAGATGTCTATAGTGATAATTTCAATGGATTCTCTCCTGGAGAATTTGAAGTTTTTGATAGAATTGATGATCAGTTTGATGGAATTAAGAAAGTATTTCCACTTAGACTTCAAAATGAACCAATTTCTATTAGAGCATCAAGAGATTCTAATATTGAAGTAGATCAAACTATCTTGGTCTTCATTAATGATGTTCTACAAGTCCCAAATGTCTCATACACATTTGAAGGTGGAAGTCAGATCACATTTAATGAAGCACCTAAGGGTCCTGGTTCAAGTGTCCCAGCTGGTGATACATCAAGAATCCTGTTCTATAAGGGTGCAGGTGCTTCTGATGTTGAATTTGAAGATGTTCTAGAGACAGTTAAGATTGGTGACACTGTTGAATTAAATGCTGATATTGATAGTGGACAAAGTATTGTCTTTGATGAGGATAAGAGAGTTGTAACTGGTATTACAACAATTGATGCTGTTCAAACCAATCTTTATCGTGGACCTGGACTTGCAAATAATAGAACTGTTGCAAGACCTCTAACTTGGTGTAAGCAGACTATTGATAGAAAAATTAATGGTCAATTTGTTGGAAAGGATAGACAAAAGTATGAACCAGCAATTTTTCCTACTGCTTATCTAACATCATCTGTTGGAATTGGATCAACTGAAGCATATGTAGATAGCATAAGACCTTTGTTCAATACTGCAAATGAGTCTTCTAATAGAGTATTCCAAAACTCTGTAAATCTAATTTCTCAAAATTTATCAAGTGGTGCTACTGCAACTGCTACTGTTTCTACTGGTGGAACTATATCTACAGTAATTGTTACAAATGGTGGATTAGGTTATGATTTCATACCTACAGTTTCTATTGCAGGTATTGGCACATTAGGCACTCAAGCAACAGGTATTGCCTCTGTAACAGCAGGAGTTGTTACAAGTGTTACTATCAGTAATGGAGGAACAAACTACACCACACAACCTCTGGTGTACATTCAACCACCTAGAATCACAAAAGAGATTATCAATGTCGATTCATACACAGGAGATTATGGTGTAATTGTAGGTGTTGGAAGCACAGCAGTTGGAGCACAAAAACAATTGTTCTTTGATACATATATTCCAACTGATTCATTCATGAGAGATGTAAGTGTTGCTGGAATTGCTGTCACAGTAAGTAATATCCAAGCAGGTGATTTAATTGTTATTAAGGATACATTCTTATCAATTGGGAGCACATTTGCATCTGATGTAGGTGTTGCAATTACTCATCTTGATTGTGTTTACAAAGTTGGATCAGCATCAACTGAAATGGTGACAGTTTATACTGAAAACAGTGTTGGTTTTACAACAGCAGTAGTAAGAATCAAATGCAATGTTGATACATTTGGTCCAGGTATTGCACATACTGTAAGACCATCTATGGGAAATTATAGTTGGGGTAAGATTGATTTTGCAGAGAGAGTCAATGTCAAAACTTTTGATGCATATAATAGTAATGGAGTAACAGGTATCTCAACTTCTGGACTTGTGCAGAGATCTGCATCTCTCAAGTTTAAAGACTATACTTAATTCCCTATAAATAAACAAAAAAGTCCTAATAAAATGGCTGCGATTATAACTGATCAACTTCGTATATTAAATGCAAAAAACTTTGTTGCTGGAGTTCAATCCAGCAGCAATTCTTATTATACGTTTATTGGTTTGCCAAATGCCACTGATTATTCATCTACTTGGGATTCCACACCACCATCTCCAAAAGATAGTCTTGATCAGTCAAATGATTATTGGGACACTATGATTGCCTTGAAAAAGGTAACTAGTGGAGATGTAACTCAGGTTGTTTTAAAAAATACTTGGTCATCTGGCAATATCTATGATATGTGGAGAAATGACATCACAAGGTCAAATCCCTCACAACCATCTGGATCATTCAACATCTATACATCAAATTATTATGTAATGAATAGTGACTATAGAGTCTATATTTGTCTCTATAATAATGCAAGTCCAGAAAATAATTTTAAAGGAAGTCCATCACTTGATGAACCAACTTTTACAGATCTAGAACCTAGAGCAGCAGGATCTAGTGGTGATGGGTATATTTGGAAGTATCTTTATACAATAAAACCTGGTGATGCCATTAAGTTTGATTCAACAAACTATATTCCTGTTCCTAATAATTGGGGTGATACAACTGATACTTCAACAGTAAAAGCAAATGCTGCTTCAAGTGGTCAATTAAAAATTATTACCATTAAAAACAGAGGCGCTGGTCTTGGCAATGCTAACACTTATACTGGTGTAAACATAAAGGGTGATGGTAGAGATGGTAAAGCAACTGTTGTTGTAAATGCTGATAGTAAAATTCAATCAGTTACTGTAACCAATGGTGGTTCTGGATATACTTATGGAACAGTTGATATTGCTGAAAAAGGTGTAACAGGAACAACTAGTCCTATATTCAATGTAATTATTCCCCCTCCAGGTGGTCATGGTCATGATGTTTATACTGAGTTAGGTGCATATAATGTTTTAACATATTCAAGATATGAAAATGATACTGAAAATCCAGATTTCATTACTGGAAATCAATTTGCAAGAGTAGGACTTGTTGAGAATCCTCAACAATTTGGATCAACTACTCTTCTTTCATCAGACAAAGCTGCAGCAACATATGCACTAAGATTAACAGGAACTGGATACAGTTCAGTTACTTTTGCAGGAGATGTTGAAATTACACAAACTGTAGGATTGGGATCTACAGCAGTTGGTAGAGTAATTTCATATGATCAAAATACTGGTGTTCTTAAGTATTGGAAAGATAGGACAAATGTTGGATTTAATTCTGATGGTTCTTTAAATGCTACACCAAAATATGGATTTGATGATATTCCTTTTAATGCAGATGCACTTTCAAACACTGGAGGTAGTTTGAACATTATTGGAGGATCTGCAACATTACAGATCAGCACTTCATTTTCAGGCATTAGTACTGTAATAAATAATAAGACATATAATCTTGGGCAGGAATTTACATTAGGCATTGCAAATCCAGAATCTAAAAAGTATTCAGGAAAAATTGTCTATGTTGATAATAGACCTCCAGTAACAAGGTCTACTACCCAGAAAGAAGACGTCAAAATCATTTTGCAATTCTAAAGAATTATGCCACAGGAAACTAATCTCAATGTTGCTCCTTATTTTGATGATTTTGACGCAACTAAAAACTATAATAAAGTTTTATTCAAACCTGCCTATCCTATTCAGGCAAGAGAGTTAAACAATATCCAATCTATCTTACAGGGGCAGATTGAAGCAATGGGTGACAACCTCTTTAAAGAGGGAAGTGTTGTCATTCCTGGAAATTCATCATATAAACCAAGATTTCATTGTATTCAGGTTCAATCTGAATTTTTAGGTATTCCTATAAATCTTTATCTTGAAAATCTTGTTGGAAAAAAGATTGTTGGAAGAACATCTGGAGTAAGTGCAAAAGTAGTTACGTATATTACTAATCAACAGTCAGATACTGGTAATTATACACTTTATTTAAATTATGAAGATTCAAGTGATGATGGAAATTCTACTGAAAATTTCTTTGATGATGAAATTCTTGTAACACAAACAGCATTAGCATTTGGAAATTCATTTATTGCTGCTGGTGAGGGATTTGCTAATACTATCATATCAGAAGCAGCAAGAATTGGAACTGCATTTACTCAAAGTGCAGGTATTTTCTTTTTAAGAGGTAATTTTGTAACTGTTGAGGATCAAATTCTTATTCTAGACCAATATACTACTACGTCTAGTTATAGAATTGGTTTTCAAATTGAAGAGAAGATTATCACAGCAGATGATGATGGATCTTTATATGATAATGCTAGTGGATTTAACAATTACACTGCACCTGGTGCAGATAGACTTCAAATTACTGCTAGATTAGCAAAAAAGGCAAGCAATAACTTTGATTCTCAAGGTTTTGTGCAGGTTGCTGAAGTTCAGAGTGGTTTTCTTAAAAATGCACTTAATAATAGTACACAATATAATGAACTTGGTAATGAATTAGCAAAAAGAACATTTGAGGAGTCAGGTCATTACTATATCAAAGAATTACAAACAAAAATTAAAGAAAGTCTGAATAATCTTGAAGGAAACAGAGGTGTTTACAGAGAAGATCAACTATCACAAGGCGGAAATGTTCCATCTGATGATCAAATGATCTATCAGGTATCACCTGGTAAGGCATATGTAAGAGGTTATAATGTTGAAGTTAAGTCACCACAATTCATAGATGTTCCAAAACCAAGAACATCTAGAACTATGGCAAATACTGGTGTATCTTTTGATTTTGCACCAACTTTAGCAGTTAATAATGTTACTGGCAATGCTCCTATTGGTTTTAACACAACTAATACTCTTTCTCTTAGAACTCAGAGAGTTGGATCAAACAAATTTACTGCTCCTGGGGAAGAAATTGGTAAGGCAAGAATTTATGACTTTGCTTTAGAGACAGGTGCATATGATGTTACTAATTCAAATATTAATCAGTGGGATCTTTCAATTTTTGACATTGAATTTAAAAATGAAATTATATTAAATGTGGATGCTTCTCTTACAAAGTCGTCAATTGTTGAAGGACTTAATAGTGGTGCTATTGGATATGTAAATTCATCAAATACAGGAATTGCTCATACTCTTTTCAATGTAAGAGGAGAATTTCAAAGAGGAGAACCAGTTTTCCTAAATGGTGATGTTGACCAGAGAAGAAATCTTGTTTCAACCAGACAATATTCTTTTTCTGATGTAAAGGCAGTTCATGGAATTGTTGGAACAGCAAATACTTTTACTGCTGATGTAATTCAAAGTCCAATTTTGACTTTTGATAACGTAAAAATCACTGCTCCAAGTGCAGGTGTATCAACTGTTACTAGTCCATCAAATGGTGGAAGAACATATGTTGGTTTGATCACAACTGGAAATTTAATAACCTATGAGAGACCAGGACTACTTGATGTCTCAATGGCAAGAGTTGTTTCTGTAGCATCTACAAATTTTGCAATTTCAGCAGTTGCCACAGTAAGTGGTGTTGTAAATGGTGATTTGCCATCAGCAGCATTTGATGCTAATGATCTTAGAATTGTAACAACAAAACTGACTAATTCTGCAAATAGTGGAAATGATGCTGGAAAGAGATCATTATATACTGTACTTCCAAATCAAAATATCAAATCTGTCAATCTTAATGCATCTAATATCACTATTAGAATAAAGAAAAATGTAACCATTAGTACAGCTGGCGAAACTGGTGCTATTGGTGTTGATGATATTGATAATCAAACTTGGACTTCTTTTGATGAAGAAAGATATTCACTTCAAAATGATGATGGAACAACCCAGATTTTAACAAGTGATAAACTTTCATTTAATTCATCAAGAACTGAATTAACCATTAAGGGTTTAAGTGGAAATGGTCCAGCAGTGCTTATTGGAACTGTCTTACAAACAAAAGTAACTGCAAAAATAAAAAGAAAAAATATTGTACAAAAAATCACTGTTAACAAATCTATTGATCCAACATCAGGGATTGATGCAGTTGGATTTGCTGGAACGACATTGAATGATGGTCTTACCTTTGGTGATTTCCCATTTGGAACTAGAGTTCAAGATGATACAATCTCTCTTAATAAAGTAGATGCTTATAGAGTTCATGCAGTTTATGAATCAATTGATGTAAATGATCCTGTTAGTCCTACACTAACAATCAGCAATGCAACTGGACCAACTGGAAACACAAATGATTTGTCAATTGGAGAAGTATTCATTGGCAATTTAAGTAATGCAAAGGCAATATTGCTTGAGAAAAACTCTACCTCTTTAATTTCTTTTGCTTATTTGAACAACAAACAATTCCAGAATGGTGAAATAGTTAATTATAGCACTTCAGGAGTTCAAGCAAATACTTCTGAGATAACTGCTGGTTCACCAAATATTACCTCTTCATTTGAATTTGATAATGGTCAGAGAAGTGATATCTATGATATCTCAAGATTGATTAGAAAGGCAAATTCACATGTACCAACCAAAAAACTTCTTATTTACTATGGATATCTTGATTATGATCCTAGTGATGTTGGAGATATTACTGTTGCAAACTCATATCAAAATTGCAATTATTCCACAGAAGTACAATTGACAAATGGTTTTAGAAATACTGATATAATTGATCTAAGACCAAGAGTGTCAGATTATACTGTAACTGCTGGAGCAAGTTCACCATTTGAATTTGATGGTAGAGCATTTGATAATGATAATCACAGCACCAAGCATATTTTTGCAAGTGATGAATCCTCTATCATTGCATATGATTACTATCTTGGAAGAGCAGATAGATTGTACTTAACAAAAAATGGTGATATCCAGGTTACTCTTGGTGCTCCTTCAGATAGACCAGAACTTCCTGATATTCTTCCTGGATCTTTAAATATTTCCAATGTATTTAATCCACCTTATCTTTATTCTATTAAAGATTCAAAGATAAAGTTTGTTGAACACAAGAGATATCAAATGAATGATATCGCAAAACTTGAAAAGAGAATAAAGAATCTTGAATATTACACTTCACTTAATCTTCTTGAGCAAAATACTCTTAACACATTTGTTTCAGATACAAATGGTTTGAATAGATTTAAGTCTGGTATTTTCATTGATAATTTCTCTTCCTATACACCTCAAGATGTAACAATTGGTGTAAGAAATAGTATTGATCCAGTTGAAAAAATCTTAAGACCTGCACATTATTCAACTGCTGTAAATCTACAAGTTGGAAGTGCTGCTATTCCTGGAATTGGAACAGTTGCAGAACCAAATACTGATTCTAGATTTGCATCTCTTGCAGGTCAAAATGTTCAGAGAACTGGAAATGTAATTAGTTTAGCATATACTGAGATTGCTGAAATATCACAACCATATGCAACTAGAGTTGAAAATGTTACTCCATTCTTGGTTGACTTCTATCAAGGAAGTATTGCATTAAATCCTACTACTGATGTATGGGTGAGTACACTTTCACCTGAGACTAATGATGTAATTATTGAGGGTAACTTTGAATCTGTTTCTCAAGCACTTCAGGCAGAGACAAGTAATGGTGATGATGGACTAAGAGTTGGTGTAGCACCTACACTTTGGAATTCTTGGGAAACCACTGGAATTAATCTTGACCTTACTGGAACTAATCAAACTGAAACATTTGCAGCTGCTTCAAGAAGAACTGGAAGATCTACAGGTGATTTAGGACTTAATGGATTTAATCAAAATCTTTCTTCAATTAATAGTACTACCATTGATGGAACAATCAACATTGAACAGAATAGAACAGGTGTTCAGCAAACTGTAAATGAAGTTCTTACAGAAGCAGCATCACTTGGTTCAAGAATTATAAACAGATCTATCTCCAACTTTATGAGAGAGAGAAACATTGAGTTTACTGGAACAAGATTAAAACCAAATACTCAGGTGTTCTCATTCTTTGATAATGTTAATGTAACTGCAAGATGTACTCCCAAACTTGTTCAAATCTCCATGAACTCTGGAGTCTTCCAGGTTGGAGAGGAAGTTATCGGATCAATTTCTGGTGTAGATTCTGCTTCTATTAGATTTAGAGTTGCTACTGCTAATCATAAATATGGTCCATTTAATAATCCTACTGATTTCTATGACAGTAATCCTTATCTGAGAAGTAATTCTATTCCTTCAGTTTACTCTGCTGAAAGCACAATTTTGAATGTAGATACAGCAAGTCTTGCATCAGAAGAGAATCCCACTCTTCGTGGTCATGTTGTAAATACAATGATTCTTAGAGGTCAGACAAGTGGTGCTGAAGCAACTGTAACTAATGTAAATCTTATTTCAGACAGAGTTGGTACTGTAATTGGTTGCTTCAATGTTCCAGGTGAAGGTGATATTTCAGATCAGACATTTAATACTGGAAGAAATGTATTCAAGTTGTCTAGTAGTGCTTTAAATAGCACTATTGAAGGAACTACCACCACTGAAGCAGAAGAAATCTTCTATTCACAAGGTGATATTGATACAACTGAGGAAGTAACATTATCACTTAGAAATGCAAGAGTTGAGACAAGAGAAGTAACCCCAGAGACACAAACTGTTGAATCTGATGTAAACTTTGACATTATAAACAACAGAACACTTAGACCAACTCCTCCTCCTCCACCACCACCAGATCCTCCAAGAAGGGGTGATCCATTAGCTCAGACTTTTAAGATTGATTCTAAAATTGGAGTCTATGCAACTAAAGTTGATCTATTCTTCCAAACAAAAGATTTAACTCTACCTGTTACTGTTCAGATAAGAGAAACTACATTAGGAACACCAAACAAAACAATTCTTGGGTACTCTGAGGTAACTCTGGATCCTGATGATGTAAATGTATCTGAAGATGGTACAGTATCAACAGAATTTAGATTTGAATCACCAGTATATCTCAGACCTGGTGCTGAATATGCTTTGGTTGTCATGGCTAGTGTCACAACTTATAACCTTTGGATTTCAAGACTTGGTGAAGCAGATGTAACAACTCTGGCAACTGAGTCTGGAAGAGTTCTAGTTAGTGAGCAACCTCTTCTTGGATCTTTATTCAAATCACAAAACTCTTCAGT